GCGGGACTAATTACAAATCCAACTACATCACCAAACTTTAAACCCACATATTGCATTTTAGTCCAAAGAGCTTGAATTTTCATCATTGGATTTTGAGCTTTCTCAAAGGCTTTCTCGGTTTCTCCTGCAGAATTATTGGTAGCATTTAAAGATTCTTTCAGTTTAGCAGAATCAGAAGACAATGCCATAAATGCAGATTTAGCTTGTGCGTCTCTTAAACCGATACTTTCTAAAAAGTTTGATTTTTTATTATCAGACATTCCGGCTAATTTTTTCTGCAGTTCTGGGAATATCTTATCGAAACTTCGCATTGCTCCTTTTTCATCAAAAATATTAACCCCTGCATTTTTCAAACCTTTCTGAATGTCAGATTTTCCAAGTGCTGTATAGGCGTTCTCTAATAAAGTTGCAGACTTTTCAGCCGCAAAACCTTTACCAGTCATATAAGCAAATTGGCCTGCTACATCTTTATAGGTGATGCCAAGAGCTTTACCAGATGCAATGAGATTAGGCATATAGTTGGCGAAATCTTTGAACTCACCAGCACCAACTCTTTTGGCCGCAAAAAATGTGTCTAAAACTTCTTGAGCATTAGCGTTTTCTTTACCAATTAATGATAGTGATTGAGCCAAAGCATCCGCTACTACAGATTGCTCTGTAAAACCAGCTTTAGAACCTTTAATTGATGACTTTAGAATATCTTGAGACTGAATTACATCTCCAGTTTGAGAAATAATTTTCTCATAAGCTTCTGGAAGTGCATATAAGTTTTTAGCACCCTGTTCTACGCCAATATCAATTATATTATCACGTAGTTGTTCTAATTGTGGATTGGTAAGCTGAGCAGTAGTATTAATTTTTGCCATTCCTTCATCAAATGACATGGAAGCCTTTGAAGCAAAGCCAATAGCAGCAGTTGCTGCTACATAAGGATTTGTTAGAAAATCGGCTCCTGGGATTGAAGACGTTATACTATTTAGTCCAACTTTAAGTTTATTAAAAGCAACACGATTTTTTTCAGCTTGACGTTCTAAACGCTCAAGCATCGGAGTCACATTGTCTCTTAACTTTAAAATGTATTCTAAAACGTTTGACATTAGTCTTCAAATTTTTTATTTTCTAACTTTCTTATAAAGTTTAACTCCTGTATTAATGATATCCATTCTTCATCATCTAAAGCATCAGGATCAGCAATGTGAAAGTAGTAACGGAGTTGAGCATTACATACTCTCACAAAACTGAAATTGTTTTTTTCTGATGCTTCTACAGCTTTACCAGTTCAGCTTCTTTTACTTCTATGAGTTCTACAATTTTTGCAGATGCTGCCAAAAACAATGAATCATCTTTTTTGATTTCTTCATCGCCACCAATGAAACAATTCTCTAAAATAATTTCATTGAATTTCATTGGATCCTTTTGTCCTGCTACTGATGCAAAACTTAAAGTTTTTCTATCTGGTTTTTTGAGATAGGCTGTTTTACCATCTACTTTAATGGCGTAAATATCTCCGTGTTGCTTTTTCCAAGCATCGATTTGTTCTTGTGAAACTTCTTGTTTTTTATCCATTTTAGATAACATCTAGTGCCAAATAAGGCAGTTTAACTTCTGTAAATTTGTCTCCTTGTTTCCAGTCTTCACCTTCTTCGGTGAAACGAACACCAGTGATTCTTTTGGTCGTCATGGCATTTCCTTCTGATGGGTTACCGTAAGAAAGCATTAAGTCTATATTCAAACTTAGAACTGTGCCGCCTCCAGCTTTCATCAATTTATCTGCACCAGACTTTAAAAGTGTAAGTTCACCATCAACAGATATATTACCCGACTGAATGGCATTTGCTTTTCTACCTTTAGCAAATACACCTTCACGCTCGATTTTTCTTTTCCAAGAAATACCTCTCATTTCAATCATATCAGATCCTCCTGCAATTACAGTAAGGTCTGCCCATTCGTATTCTCTACCGTTAATTAAATAGCTCATTTTTAGTTGTTTTGAAGTGAGTATGATAATTCAGTTTCCATAAATCTTACATAACCCCACGGTTTTACTTTAATTACTGTTTTAATCTTAGATGTAGTCGCTACATTTTGATTAGGGTCAATAAATACTTTTACCGGAAGTTGAGTGTCACCAGTTCTATATTGGAGTTGTGCTCCCATATTTGCCATGATGTAACTTTCAATTCTGCCTTCTAAATCTTTAGCCCAAATTGCATCTGGTGTACCGTCTTCATTAATCCAAGATTCATCTAAGATTTCTTCAACCTGTACTGCATAAGTCAATCGGTAAGCCTTATCAATAACATCGCCTCTAGAATTGCTATGATAATCATCTTCAATGCTACAAGCTTGTGGATCATCAGAAAAATAATAACCTGCTTTTGATTGGTGTTTTCTGAAAGTGATATAAGATTTATCGTGTAAAGCTGCTACATCATATTGCTCAACAAGAGTGTTTACGATATACATTCTCAAAGGTTGCAAAGCTCCGTTTTTAACTTTTCCAATATTATTATGGATTGGGAAAGCAGCCATTCTACCAGCTAGAACACCAATAGCGGCACCAAAATTACTATAGCTTCCTGTTCTAGGTTCTGTATCACCAATTACAACAGAAACTCTGTTATAGTCTTTGTTGGCTAAAGTTTCTAAAGTTGTTTTATTACCATCGAAAGCAAAACCTTCAATAGCAATTCTAACAGGAGCATATTTCTGAGCTGTATAATTTTCTGCAAAAAGCTGAGCCTTTTGTAATGTAACCCAAACATCAGCATCTAAACCATCTTCAAGAACAGGAATATAACTTCCGTCTGGATTGAAAACAGTATAAATTCTTCTGATTGCACCATTAGCTAAATCCAAAACTTCTTGAGCCGGCACTCTTCCAGTGGTAGCATCAGCAGTAAAATACTCACTGATTAAAGTATCCTTATCAAAGGCATAAATCCAAAGTAAAGTACCTTCACCTGCCTCTTCATAAAATTCTTTGCAGAATTTATAAAGCTTATGGTTATCTACGGAATCTACAATTCCTAGATTGGCAACATCAGCCATACCTTTTACAGTATATGCAGTCTCTAAAGCAAATGTACTTCCTACTGCTGCTGCACCACATAGTACAACTGATGTTCTATCTTCATTTTCGGCAACGGTTCCTATTTGTCCGTTGCCTAAATTAATATCTATGTTAGGTAAACTCATTTTTAGTCGTTTTTAAGTTCTGCAACTAATGGTTCATCTTTGGCAATAGCATCCTCCAGTTGTGCTTTGGTAAAAGATTCAGCCGGTACTTCACCGAATTTATCTTCATAATCTTTCTGAAGTTGTTGTTTTGCCGTTAGCTTTTCAGCAGTTTGAGTTGCTTTAGGCTTTTCCAAATGCTGTACACTTTTATCTTCTAATGTTTTTGCGTGATTTTTGGCAGAATTTTCGTTATAAAAATATTCGCCATCAGAAGTTTTAAAAACTTCTTTTAAGTTTGGATTTTGCGTGAAAATATCTTGTGACATTGTAATAATTTTTAGGGTTTAACAGTAAATTTCAAAAAGATTCCAACAGCAGATAAAAACAGAAATATTCCGCCAGTCCACATTAAGAATTTATGATACCACCGAAACGGTTTTTCTTTGTATTCTACTTTAGGAACAAACACTATTTTAGGCTTTTCTACGGTTATGTATTTTTGTAAGTATTTAAAGGCAACTGCAGAACTATCTATTTTACATTCGACTTGTAAAAGACCGTTTTTTAAATTGACTTTCGGAGCTTTTAAATTGAGTCCTGTTTTGGCTTGAGTATTCGTAATTATAGGTTTTCCGTCTCTACAATCTACATAGGCTTTGTAGTAAGAGCTATCTGCTTTTACTGTAAAAACAGTGTCCTTTACCACTTCTTTAATAGTTTTAGTGGTTTCTATAATTACTGGCTCTGACGGTTTCTTGCTTGCACAAGAAACCAGAGCCAAAAGCAAAACAAATAATAGTGATATGAATGTGAGAAATTTTTTCATTTTAAGTCGTCGTATTTTTTTAGAATTATTGCTATCTCTTTGCAAACTTTTTCTAGGTTTAGATCTAAAGCTTTCATATCATTTACATTGGAGATAAAACACCATTCATGTAAAACTGATACTCCTGATTTTGTGTGTAAAATTCCTAATTTACCTCTATGAGATTGTTTTTCAGAAATTACACCTCTATTTCTAATACCTAGGAGCCTAGAGGTAACTTCGCATATTTCGGAAGCCATTTTGTAAGAGTTATCTTTGGCTGCAAAACTGGCTGCACTTACTACACAAGTTGTTCCTGTTGCAGATGCATTTACGGATGCATCTAGATGTGCTTCATAAAGAACCGATGCGCTCCCTGGATTAATGCTTTTGATTACTTGAGATAATGTTTGATTGTCATTATCAGAAATAAATTTCACCCCTAATTTTAGAAGATTAGCATTAATACAGTTGCGGATTCTTTGGGTTTCTTTATTTTCAAATCTGCCATTATATACAGCCCCTGAATCATTATTGTGATGCCCTGCTAATGGGAAAGTTACCTGTAAACTCATATTATTAGATGATAGCTCCAGCATCTTTATTTTGGAAGCGTGTAGCCACAAAATAATGACGATAGTTCATTCTGTTAGTTTGGTTTTCTGGATCGTTTTCGGCTTTAGCAAAATATTGCTTAGTAGTTCCTGTTTTCTTTGCCACATTGGTAGTTACAAATAATACAGATGCCTGTCTGTCTCCTGCACTTGGTACAGAACCATAAGCTTTCTTCACTTTAGTCGCAACGGTGTAATATGGGTTACCTCCATATTTATGAAGCTCGAAGCCTGCAATCATTGGGTTTGGTTTTCCTTTCACATAATCAACTAATTGATTACCGAAGTTTTTTCTGTCTAGTAATAAATCGTTCCAATGATTTTCGCAAAGAACTAATCTTCTTACTTCTTCTGCTACACCTGCATTATCACACATAGACTTGAATTCTACCAAATCTTCATAAGTCAATCTTGGTCTTCCTGTAGAATCTGTTAAATTGTCAGTTCCACCGGTTGCAACTAAAACTGGCATTTTTGCGTTGGAAGCGTCTGCAGGTGCTAATGAGTGAATTGCTTTTTTGTACTTTCCTTTTGCAATAGAATTGGTATGAGATTTAGTCACACTATCAATTTTATCATAAGAAGCACCTTTCACAGCATCATCTGTAACAGTTACAACTTTAGTTTGATATTTATCTAGTGTAATTTCTACAGTTCCATCTTCATATACTTGAGCTTCGATTGGATAAGTAGTGTTATTAATTAAAACATCTACATCAAAATCTGTAGTAGCTACATAGATTTTATTTTTTTCGGTTACATCACCTTCGTTGATTACAGTTACGTCTGCATCTAATTCTGGAATACCATCCAAGAATGTAGCAGCTGTATTTTTGTCAATATTGCGAATTACTCGCTTTAACCATATTTCTGGAAAATTTGCTGGCATTTTAAAATGTTTTTAAAGGGTTATGAAAAAAGTTTTTTGTACTCTTCTGGGTTTGCTTCTTTCCAAGCTAATTGAGCCTCGGTAGAAAGTTTCTGGAAGTTTTCTTCAGTCATTGGTTCTGTTGCTCTTGAAGGAGTAGTTAGACCAGCTTTTAGATCAACTTTTTTAGGGAAACTTTCTAAAGTTTTAGTCATTAACTCAAAATTTTGAGCACCTAAATCTTTATAAGTTTGGGCTAAATCAGCAGTGATTCTACCTTCTTTTACTGCAGTATCTACAGCTAAAGTAATATTACCTTCTAAAGCCAATTTTTCAGCATCTTTATATGCTTGCAAGTCTGCTTTTA